CACGGGATCAAATTCAGCACCTAAATCAAGGCTTCTTTTAATGTAATTTGACACCTCCACACCCATTTCAAGACCGCTATCGTGATACTTTTTATCCAGAACTTTGATCATCTTTCGGTATACCATGGTTACGCCATTCTTATCGCTAGCCCGAGCCGCCGCAGTCAACGCCTGGATAAGGGTTACCATCATATTGTCTGGAATATCTTTAGCATCCCACACCTCTAGCTCCACCTTTCGAAGCTCTAATTCCGCATCCGAAAGCGACCGTTGAATTGCGAATAGTTCACTATCAACTTTGAGAAGCTTTTCCGTTACTCCTTTAAAATCGTTAGATATTTCCATTCGTACAGTATCTAGTGAGGTGCGCATTTCTGAAAGCTGTCCGAGTACAATATCTTGAACTCGCTGGCTGTTTCGCTCCACAGATTGATCTGCCTCCCGTCGATAATCCAGCATTTGAACGCTTAGTGCCGCCCCAAAATTTTCGAGCTTGGTATCAAGCTCAACTTTAAGACGTTCTTTATCCTGCTCATAGAATCTGAAATTCGTAAGGAAGCTGGCGCCCACCAAAATCATCACTAAGCCAAACACACCGCCCAACGCCCAATACACCGTCGTTTGCTGTTGGGACTGAAACTCCTTGATTAGCTTATTCTGCTCTTTTAACAGCTCCAACTCGTAACTTTTATTATTAGTAGGCGCTATCATGCTTTGTGCACCAGCGCCCATCTCTTTTTTCGTCTCAGCTGAAGGCACCCCAACTTTTACATCAGCAGTTTGCTGAGCATTCACAGCACAAACAAAAAGCAATGAACTGCAAACCAAAAAATGAAAAATCCATTTCATACCTTGTCATCTCCAACTTATATTGAATTTCCCGTTAAAAGTGCTGAGGCACCACTAGTCACGCGGTCAGTCTATTTACCTCAACAGCACAATCTACCCATGCGACACCAGCCCTCGCCAGCTCTCTAGTTTTGCCCTCACTAAGACCATAATGCTTTCCAACTCTTGCCATAGGCCACTTGACGCCGAAATACAGCCAAACGATATCACCCATTTGTTGATCGCGGTGCGCAAGCCTAGATACCGCATTGTCAATCGCAATCGCCCAGTCATCCGTGATGCAGTAGTTCTTACTCGCAGACGGCTGGGCTACCGCTTGGCGCATCAGCGCTAAAGTCGGTGACGTGTAACCAGGAACCCCTATTCCATCCATCCTCCACCAGCCCCACTGCTCAAGTAGGTATTCGGTGTCCCCCAATGGTCGGCCTGCTGGCTTACGAATCATCATTCTTTCAATCCCCTGTGTAATTTGTTCCGCCCGCTCCCAGGCGGTTCGATTGTTCGTATTGGCTCTGTGGTCCAGCCATAGGTGGCGAAACTTTCAGCGCGGAAATTTCACGCTGAGCGTGCTGCAGTTTGAAACTTAACTGAGTGACTAACTCGTCCGAAGAAAGCACCAGTTTGCTACCCCAAACAACCCAACCTGAGCCGTTGCAATCAGCACAAACCAGCTCATAAAACAGTCCTTTTACAACCGCTTTTCCCTTGCAGATCGAGCAAGGCTCAAGCTCGATCCGTTCCCGCTTAAAGCTAGGCACTGGCCTTTTCTGCATGTTTTGAAACCTCGCCTATGGTTGTTTCTTCAATGGCCTTGCAGGCCTTATGGTCTGTGGCTCGCAGCGAATTACCAGAATCTTCAAATCTAAAGCCGGTCAATCCATGAATCGCTGCAAAGCCTTTCTGATCTAGATGTGCGTGCCACTGTTCAAGGGCATCCCGCTTGCGGCTCATCACGTCCGACTGGATGTAAACCTTCACGTTGTGCCCCATCGCGTGGTTGATTAGCAGCTCGCCTATCAAGTGGTCGATGCCGATATCTGCCCAGCCAGTGCGCGCCACCTTGCGCAAGTCGTGACTGGTCCACTCGCCCTTTCCCAACTGACGGAACACGGCGCAGCCTTGTGCCTCGCCCAGCGCCTTGCCATTGCGCGCAGGGAACAGGCATTGGCCGTCATAGCCTCGGGCGTACTGACTTTCTCGGTACCGGGTCAGCAGCGTGCAAACCTGCTCGGTCAGGGGCAGGTGATGCTCGACACCGGTTTTCGTGTTCTCGGCCGGGATGAACCATTCGCGTTCGGCCAGGCTGATGTGCGACCAGCGCGCCATCCGGGTTTCACCGATCCGCGTGCCATGGCAGAGCATCATCAGTGCGAGCATCGAATCCAGCGGCGCGGTGCTCATGACTTCGGCCAGTTGCCCGAGCAGGCCTTCCAACTGAACGCCGCGCAGACGGGACGGCTTGATGCCGACCTTTGCCTTAGAGAAGTCGTTGAACCGGATCGCTGCCATCGGGTTGGACGTGATCATCCCCAGCTTGGCCGCTTGCCGGAATGACAAGGCCAACAGCTGAAACGCGGAACGTACGTAGTCGATGGAAACCGTCTCCTGCAGCGGCCACATCAGCAGGGTGTCGAGAGCGGCCTTGTCGATGCCGATCAGGGGCAGCTCGCCGAGGCGCGGTTTCAGGTGGCACTTGATGATCGAGGCGCCGGTGTTTTTACGTTTGGTCGACAGATTGCGATCGCGCGACATGCGATCAGCGAACCAGTCCAGCAGTTCACCAACAGCGTTCCACTTCGACAGGCTCGCGCCCCCCCCGGCGGCCAGACGCAACCGAAGCGACGGCAGCGCAGCTACAACCTGTTTGTGAGTCAGCTCGGGGAACGTGCCGATGGGATTCCACTTGCCCTTCAACACCAAGTACCACGAGCCACCGGTTCGAGCCTTGTTGAAGCGCAGGTACAGCCCCTTATTCTCAATGTCGCGTACGTCCTGTACGGTGCCGGCCACTTGGCGCTTGATCTCAGCTTCGGTGATCTTCACCGCGGCGGTACTCATGCGGCCCCCTTAACGGTGAGAATTCCAGCCCTGATCAGGGCTTCGTGGGTTTCGGCGATGGCGCGCGGCACGTCCTGCCAGTCGATCTCGCCGGCGGCGCGGCCGTCGATCACGTCGTGGCAAGCGTTGCACGCGTACACCGCCACGGTGTCAAAACCTTTCATGCCCATACCCTTCTGCCCGCAAGGCAGATGCGCGAGGACGGTGGTTTCTGGATTGTGATTGCAGATGCTTGGCATCCGGACGGTGCACTCTTGGCCATTTGCCGAGGCGCGAAGCTTTCTCGAGCTCACTCGCATGCAGGCTTCCCCGTCACTACGTCGACGACTTCGTAGGTCCCAGGCCACATCCACGAGCCATAACGCTTGGCCATGGCCTCGTCGGCAAACAGCGCCAGCGCGTGATCAGGCGGCGAACTCAGATCGACCTTGAACGAGCAGCAGAACACTGCGAAGCGATAGGTATCGATTTCAGGAACAGCCAGGCGGCGGTCAGGCATGACGGGCAGCCCCCGATCTCATGGCGCGCAGCTCGGAGAGCGCTCTGTTTCCGATCTCAGGTGTACGGCGGCCGTCAACTCGGGCGGGCAATGCAAGCGGCATCTTTTGGAGCGGCAACCCATCGATCAAACGGCGCACGGTGATCACGTAGTTGCGCTCGAACAGCTTGCGCGCCTGCGAGGTTTCGAGGCGGTTCAGACTCTCGAAACCCGACTCCTTGGCCGTGTGCCAAATCGCATCATGTGACCAGTTCGCTTGGCCGGCCATCGACGGATGGACATTGCGGCTCGCTTCGCGAAACGCCGTTTCGAGCGGTGGCAGCCCAAGCATTTCAGGCGTGGGCTGGCACAGGTTTATGAACTTGCCTACGCTCGGCGCGAAGTCAGAGCCAAGCTTCCGGCACTGCTCGATGCCGAAGCGAATCTGCTCGACCTTCGTGATTTTCTCGGCCATGAACGCCTTGGTCCAAGTGGCTTTCGCGGCGTTGACGGCCTCTTGATCAGGCCAAGCCTGCTTCCACGCCGGGAAGATTGCCATCAGCTCGCGGAACAGTGCGTTGATGACTTGGACGGTACCCGCATCCGCCTTCACTGGCGCGACCTCAGCCGACGCCACATTGGGTAACATTTGCAGCACACTCGAAACAGACTTCATCACAGACCTCCCAGGTCATCACCCCAACTGGTGTCGTTGAAATCAGGCTCTTGACCACGACCTGCTGCCTGCACTCGCTCACGCTTCACCCACTGGACCAGGCGGTAGCACCAGCCGGAGCCGGAATCGAGAGTGTTTGGCTTGGCGCAGTGGAAGCCCTTGAACTTGCGAACCGCTTCGTCAGGGACGCAGTCGGCCGGAAGCCCCGCGATGGCGATCTGATCCGACAACGCTTTCTCGTTCGGCAACCAAGTCGCGAACATGGAGAAGCGCTGGTGATTATCCTGCGGCTCGATTGCGGCGTTGTTCTGCTCTGCGATCGCGGCATCAATCTCGCGCTGTTGCTGCTCTTCGGTTAATTGATGGTTAAGTGACGGATTGGGTGCAGCCGCTGCACCCCGTTCTGTTGTGGATTGCACCCCGTGCCTTCATTTGCACCCCGTTCGGAACGGGGTGCAGCACTTGCACCCCGCAATAGTTGAAGGTCGTAAACGACTGGGCGTCGGTCATGGCGATCAATGTGAACAGCAGCGATCGCCTGGTTGCCCTGCTTGATCAGCCCGGACGTCTCCAAGTCATTCAGTTTGTAACGCACGGTGCGCTCGGAAAGACCGGTGTCCTGAGCCAGCGTGGTAGCCGACGGGAACGCGCCAGCACCATTCGATCCGGCATAGTTGGCCAGGCACAGCAGAACGTGCCGGGCACTGGCATCCTTGAGAACTTGCGTGGGCAAAGACAGCGCCCATGACATTGCTTGAACGCTCACAGCGAGGCTCCGATATTCAATTCGGCAAAACGAGATGACGTGTGTTGCGACACGCTTTGCGAACTCTGAAAACGTGTCGCGACATTGTTCTGGGTATTGCTAGAATTTGGCTGGCTCTGCATAATCAGGTCTCTCTAGTTTTGCGAATCAGCCGACCTTCTCCGTCGGCTTTTTTGTGTCTGCTATTCAGGCTGCCTTCACGGACTGCTTGAACACTTCCAGGCTGACGATCACTTCCTCCGCCTCCTTGAGCAGGCTCGTTTTCTCGACCGAGCAGACGCGCCCATCAGCCTGTGCGTCGAACGCAAGGCGAGTAACGTCAGCAAGGTCGGCATGCAGTCGAAGAAGTGCGGCGTTGAGATTGATGCCTTCCGGCTTTTTCTTCGGAGCCAGCTCGAAACCGAACGCCTCCGCCCATGCTTTGAGCGGACGGAAGTCTTGGGTGAACTTCATGATCCGATGCAGCTCTTCCACGTTCATGCGGTGGGTGTCGTAGTCCGGGTTTGCCTTCTGGGAAAGAAGCGTCCGCGACTTGAAGTCCGCGCCTTCGGCGATTTTCTTGGTGCCATGGTCGTCAACCACGTCATAGATCGCCCTCATCAACTCCTGCATGTCACACCTCGAAAATTGTTACGTGGCTTTGCGCGACCAGCGGCGCGATCATTTGCTTATCGAATGATCAAGGACATATCCGTGACCGACTCATCAGAACCGCAAAGCGAGATAGCCGCCCTTTATTGCTTTGCAGGTGCTCCAGTTTCCACCCTGCCCTTGTCTTCTAAGCTCAGGCTTTGGCCCGCATTTGAATCATTGGCCAATCAGTCGAGAGTCAAACTTGATCGCATGC